ACGTCCTAGACCTATACCAATGGGCTTATAACAAAGGGTTTAGACCCAACATGGATTTGGATTCATTAGGAATCTCGGTAAACAACCAACAACCCCAATGAAGAGGAATTACTAAGGGATAAGGTAAGGTAAACAGTAAGGGAAGAGTAAACAAGAATAGTTCTCATTAAGATTCAAGTAACACCAAAAAGGTGCATCACTCTTTCCCACCTGCATGAAACGTAAATGAGAATCATTCTCATCTAGCTGCCTGGTTATTTGTACAGTAGGGAAAACCCTGATCTGTATGCCTGGACAGTACTGTATAAAAAGACATGAGGGTAAACCCTAGGTGTGTGGTTGTATGGGGGGGGAGGGGGTAGCGTCTGTGTGTAGATATTTGTGGAGCCACCATCCCTCAGAAAAAGCTAAAATGAACTAATCCATTCCAAGGAGGACAAAATGGAAAAAAGAGGAAGAGGAAGACCAAAGGGAAGCGTCAAGATGACCATACAGAGGTTTGCTGACAATCCACCCCTTGTACTACCTAAGACAGATCATCAACGTCTCAAGGAGCTTAAAGAGCTGATGATTAGGTCTGGAGGTAAGGATGTGGCTCAGAAGGTTATTGAGATAGCCCTTAATGATGAGCATCCCCATCAATTAGTAGCGTTAAAGATGTGTCTTGATAGGACTCTTCCTGTTTCTTTGTTTGAAAAAGACAAGTCTCAGAGAAGTGCTGTGACCATCAATATCACTGGTTTGGGACAAGAACCGATTATTGTTGAGAATACTGAACAACCTGAAGATGTAGAGGCTAAGTATGGCTGATCTGAACTTTAGTCTTTTACCCTGGCAACAAGAGGTATTTAAAGACCAAACAAGGTTCAAGGTTGTGGCTGCTGGGCGTAGGTGCGGTAAGAGTCGTATGGCGGCAGTTACCCTACTGATTGAAGGACTCAAGTGTCCACAAGGCTCTGCGGTTCTCTACGTTAGTCCCACTATGGGACAATCAAGACAGATTATTTGGGACTTACTGCTAGACCTTGGTAGAGAGGTTATTCAGTCCTCCCATGTAAACAACCTAGACATTACCCTGATAAACGGGGCTAGGATATACGTTCGTGGTGCGGATAGACCTGATACCCTTCGTGGAGTCTCACTGACCTATGCCGTACTAGATGAGGTAGCCGACATTAAGCCTGAAGCATGGGAACAGGTCATTCGAGCAAGTTTGTCTGATAAACGGGGGAGAGCGCTCTTTATCGGCACTCCAAAGGGGAGAAATTGGTTCTACGACACCTTCAAACTAGGTGAAAGCGAAGATGATCCTGATTGGAAGTCCTGGCACTTCACCACTGCTGATAACCCATTGATTGACCAAAAAGAGATTGAATCTGCCAAAAAGACCCTGAGTACCTTTGCTTTCAAGCAAGAATACATGGCTTCTTTTACCAATGCGGGTTCTGACATCTTCAAGGAAGAGTGGATCAAATACGGGGTAAAACCTGAACATGGAAGCTATTACATCGCTGTTGACCTAGCAGGATTCGAGGAAGTTGCCAAACAAGCAGCTAATGCTAAGAAGCGTCTGGACGAGTCTGCTATCTCAATCGTTAAGGTGACAGACGATGGGAAGTGGTTTGTTGAGAAGATTGAACACGGAAGATGGGACATCCGAGAGACCGCCTCCAAGATACTGATTGCCATTCGGGACTACCGCCCTTTGAGTGTGGGGATAGAGAGGGGGGCGTTAAAGAACGCTGTTTTGCCCTATCTTTCGGACTTGATGCGAAAGAACAACACTTATGCTCACATCGTAGATTTGACCCACGGGAATAGAAAAAAAGCAGACAGAATCATCTGGGCTTTACAAGGTAGGTTCGAGCATGGCAGAATTGTGTTAAATTCGGAAGAAGATTGGGATGAGTTTGTAGACCAGTTAATCCTGTTCCCTGCTCAAGGAGTCCATGATGACTTGCCTGACTCCCTCAGTTACATTGACCAACTGGCTGTTACATCTTACATGGAAGAAGATGACAGCGAGGATTGGCAACCTGTAGATATTATTAGTGGGGTATAAGAATGGAATTCCAAGAACCTAGCGACTCAGACAAAGAGATAGTTAACTTTGTTGTCAACCATTGTGATAGATGGAGGGATTGGAGAGATGTCAATTGCCTAACTGATTGGCTAGAGTACGAGCGCATCTTCAATGGTGAGTGGGATGCCCAAGACAAAACCCGTGAGTCCGAGCGTAGCCGTATCGTTACCCCTGCTACCCAACAAGCCGTAGAAACACGCCATGCCGAAATCATGGAAGCCATCTTCGGTCAGGGTGAGTTCTTTGACATTCAAGACGATATTCGTGATGTCAATGGTAGCCCCCTAGATGTTGCTGCCATCAAAGCACAACTCATGGAAGACTTCAAAGTCGATAAGATTCGCAAGTCTATTGACCAGATTGAGCTGTTGGCAGAAATCTATGGTACGGGTATCGGTGAGATTGTTGTCAAAACAGAGAAAGTCTTTGTTCCCGCTACTCAGGCAATACCTGGTCAGATGGGACAAGCCGCTATCGGTGTCGTAGAACAAGACCGCATTGCAGTCAAGATTGTTCCTGTTAATCCCCGTAACTTCTTGTTTGACCCCAATGGAACATCTATTGATGACTGTATGGGTGTTGCTATCGAGAAGTATGTCTCTATCCACAAGATCGTAAAAGGTCAAGAAGAAGGCATCTACCGCAAGGTAAAGGTTGGCACTGATTCGATGGATACAGACTTAGAGCCTACACAAGAAGTCTCTCAGTACGAAAACGATAAAGTTAAACTTTTGACTTACTATGGTTTAGTTCCTCGTGAGTATCTTGAACAACTAGAAAACGAAGAAGATGGCGAAGTAGAAGACTTATTCCCTGAAGACAGTATTCAGGATGAGTATTCCGATCTGGTTGAGGCTATCGTAGTGATCGCCAATGATGGTGTTCTTCTGAAGGCAGAAAAGAACCCGTACATGATGAAGGATCGCCCAATCCTTGCTTATCAGGACGATACAGTTCCTAATCGCTTGTTGGGTCGTGGTACTGTTGAGAAGGCTTACAACTCACAAAAAGCTATAGATGCCCAAGTTCGTTCACACTTAGATTCACTAGCTCTCACAACTAGCCCAATGATGGCTATGGATGCTACCCGTTTACCACGGGGTGCTAAGTTTGAAGTAAAGCCAGGTAAAGCTATCCTGACAAACGGCAATCCCAATGAGATTCTGTTCCCATTCAAGTTCGGCAATACTGATGGTTCTAACCTGACAACTGCCAAAGAGTTTGAGCGTATGCTTTTGATGGCAACAGGCACTCTTGACTCTCAGGGAATGGTTACTGCTGTCTCTAGAGATGCGGGTCAGGGCGGTATTTCGATGGCTACTGCCTCGATTATCAAGAAATACAAGCGTACCTTGGTGAACTTCCAAGAGGATTTTATGATCCCCTTCATCACCAAAGCCGCTTACCGCTATATGCAGTTCGATCCAGAGCGTTACCCTACTGTGGACATGAAGTTCATTCCTACGGCAGCACTCGGAATCATTGCCCGTGAGCATGAACAACAACAGTTCATTGCGCTACTCCAGACTCTTGGCCCTAATACACCTGTTTTGCCTATCATTTTGAAGGGCATCATGGCTAATTCTTCTCTGTCAAACAGATTTGAATTGATCGAGATGCTAGACAAGATGGCTACGGCTGATCCACAGGCTCAACAAGCGGCTCAGATGCAACAACAATTGGCTATGCAACTGGCTCAAGCTCAGATTGCTGTCCAAACTACGCAAGCAGAGCAGAACAAGGCTGAAGCGCAAAAGTTATTGACTGAAGCGCAATTGATGCCTATTGAGTTGCAAGCTAAGAGTATGGCGGCTAACACCAAAAACCTGCCTACTGATGACGCTTTAGCTTCAAAAGAGTTTGATAAGCGTGTCAAAGTTGCTGAATTGATGCTTAAAGAAGCGGATATTCAGAACAAGGCTAAGATTGTTGAAAAGCAGATGACTAGAGCATGAATCCAGAACTTCAGAAGTACTACGAAGAGAGATTTTCCATGATGTCCACTCAAGGGTGGATAGATTTAATGGAAGATGTTGACAAAATGATAGAGCCTTTAAATAATATCTCAACAATTGCAGACGAAAAAAGTTTACAATTCAGAAAAGGCGAGTATTCAATACTAATTTGGCTGAAAAACTTGAAACAAGTCAGCGAAAGAGCATTTGAGGACTTAAATGAGAAGAATGTATGAATTTGCCTGTATAAACGGGCATAAGACAGAGAGATTTGTTGATTATGAGTTAACAAGTCTTGTATGTGATTGTGGTGAGGAGACTCATCGCATTTTATCTGCACCAGCTTTTAAGCTAGAAGGGTGGTCTGGGACGTTTCCATCAGCGCATGGAAGGTTCGAGAAAAGTCACTTAGATAGATTAAAGGCCGAGCAGAAACTCAACTCATAAGCAATTATGCCGAGTTGAATCTCCTACAACCGATTGACGGCAGGAAAAGGAAATAAGTATGTTGATTGATGATGACAAAGAAGAGTTGGGTGAGTTAGAGATTGAGCAGCAGAAGATCGAGCAAAAGCCTGAACTTCCTGAGAAATACAGGGAAAAAAGTTTAGACGAGATTGTGAAGATGCACCAAGAGGCTGAAAAGCTAATTGGAAAGCAAGCACAGGAAGTAGGCGAGGTCAGAAAGTTAGCCGATGAACTTATCAAGCAGAACCTTGGTTCACGACAGCAACAGACTAGACAGGAAGAGCCTGAAGTAGATTTCTTTGAGAATCCACAGAAGGCAGTTCAAAGGACTGTTGATAATCACCCCGACATCCTAGCGGCACGTCAAGTTACGCAAGAGATGAAAAGGGCGCAAATTCAGCAAAGGTTAGCGCAAGAACATCCCGACTTTGGCGAAATTGCTAAAGATCAGGACTTTGCAAATTGGGTGAAGTCTAGCCCTGTTCGCATTAAAATCTTTGAGCAAGCCGATTCTGGATATGATTTTGACTCAGCCAATGAATTGCTATCTACCTATAAGCAGCTACGTTCTGTTAAACAGAAGCAGTCTAGTGATGATGGCGAGGTAACTCGCAAGCAGAACTTAAAGGCAGTAGGTGTTGATATAGGTGGTTCTGGTGAATCATCAAAGAAAGTATACAGAAGGGCTGACCTTATTCGGCTCAAAATGCAAGACCCAACTAGATATGACGCTTTAAGTGAAGAAATCATGCAAGCCTATCAAGAGGGTCGGGTTCGTTAAACTTTAGGAGATTTAATTATGGCATATCCAACACCAGCGGTTACAGTAACCACCGCAGACAAGTTCATCCCAGAAATCTGGTCTGATGAAATCGTAGCCTCTTACAAGAAAAATCTTGTATTGGCTAACATCGTAATGAAGATGAACTTCAAGGGTAAGAAGGGTGATGTAGTACACATTCCCGCACCTACCCGTGGTAACGCTTCAGCAAAAGCCGCCTCTACTGCTGTCACTTTGATTGCAGATACAGAGACAGAAGTTTTAGTTAACATTAACAAGCACTTTGAGTACTCACGTTTCATTGAGGACATCGTTGAAGCACAAGCCTTGAATAGCTTGCGCCAGTTCTACACTGCTGATGCGGGCTATGCGCTTGCCAAGCAAGTAGACACTAGCTTGATCCAGTTGGGTCGTGTTGCTAATGGTGGTTCTACAGGCGCACAGTACGGCTCTGCCTTCATTGGTGGTGACGGCACAACAGCCTTTGACTACACAGCAAACACCAATACTGGTAATGCTTCTGCTCTGACTGACGCTGCTATTCGTCGCACTATTCAGCGTTTGGATGACAACGACACTCCTATGGATGGTCGCTTCTTTATCATTCCTCCTTCAAGCCGCAATACGTTGATGGGTCTTTCCCGTTACACAGAACAGGCTTTTGTGGGTAATGGCAATGCGATCCGCACTGGTGAAATCGGCAACCTATATGGTATCCCCGTGTTCACATCTAGCAATGCTGACTCTGCATCTGCAACTGCTGCTTTCCCAACAAGCGGTTCTGCTATTGCTCGTGTCTGCTTGATGGGTCACAAAGACGCTATGGTTTTGGTTGAGCAAGTGGGCATCCGTTCACAAACTCAGTACAAACAAGACTATTTGGCTACTTTGTTTACATCGGACACTTTGTATGGCGTTGCCGCATTGCGTAGTGCCGCTACAACTGGTGCAGCTTTGTCTTCTTCCATGTTTGCCTTGGTTGTTCCTTCTTGATAACAACCTTTCCCCTCGCCTTCGGGTGGGGGGTTTTTTACATTAAGGAGATTTATTATGGCAGCAGCAACAGCAGTCGTTTCCCGCAGGGGTAATGACCAATTCCGTGGTCTATTTACAGACACTTGGGATGTTACTTGTACTCTTGATAGCGCATCAGTAGCCACTACTGCAACCGCTACAGATACAGTTACAGTTCCAGGCGTTGCTTTGGGCGACATGGTTATCGGTATGTCTGTTGGCGTTTCTGAGGCAGGTTTGGTTCGTAGAGCCTATGTTTCAGCCGCTAATACAGTTACTATCGTAACTTACAACCCTACAGCAGGTTCTGTAGACTTGGCATCAACTACATTGACCTTGATTATTGGTCGTGCAGTTTAATTAAAGGGGGCTAATACCCCCCTTTTTTTGGAGTTTTTATGGCTACTTTTCGTTGTCTAAAGTCGGGAAACACAGTTACTTTCACCTATCAGCATGATATTGATAGCATGAAAGGTCATGAAGGATACGTCCTTGTTGAGGAAACTCCAAAGAAAGTTGAAGACAAACCTAAGGTTGGAAGACCAAAGAAAGAGGTTGAAAATGTCGGAAATTGATCCAAGAGAATTTGGCAAATTGGAAGCTCAAGTTGAGGCTTTACAAGCTGAAGTCCATGCACTTCGCCAAGATATTAAAACGCTTTTAGAAATGGCAAACAAGTCTAAAGGTGGCTTTTTCGTTGGAATGGCAATCGCCTCTGTTGTTGGCGGTATCATTTCTTTCATTGCAACCAAGCTAGTTCGATAAGGATTTATATGCCACAAGTTGGAAACAAGAAATTCCCATACACAGAAAAAGGCGAGAAAGAAGCCAAAAAGTATGGCAAGAAGAAATCTATGCCCGTTACTGTAATGATTGCTATTGGTAAGCCTAAAGCTATGCCTACTCGTGGTGGTCGTACTGCTACCAACATGATGAAAAAATCTGGACGAGGTAAATAATGTCATCTTTAACTTCTCCCGTTACTCTTCTTAGCTCTGTTACTGCTACAGGTGCTTCTAAGGCTGTTCAGGTAGATGCTGGTATGCCAGCAATTCTGCACGTTACAGGTATCACAACTGCTACTGTTGCCCTTCAAGGTAGTCTTGATGGCACAACATTTAGCACTGTTGGCACTGCTTTAACGGCTGATGGCTTTGTTACTTTGGCTAATGCTCCTAAGTATTTAAGAGCCAATTGCACAGCGTATACATCTGGAACAATCATCGCAAAAATATTGTACTGATATGAAAACTAAAGCCCAAAAGAAAATCAGCAAAGTGATGACTGAGTTTGGTAAGGGCAAGTTGACTACCAATAAAAAGGTCGTTACTAATCCAAAACAGGCTGTGGCTATTGCTTTATCCGAAGCAGGTATGTCTAAACCAAAGGGTAAGAAATGAAACAAGGTCTCTACGCTAACATCAATGCCAAGCAAGAACGTATCAAAGCTGGTTCTAAGGAAAAGATGCGTAAGGTTGGTTCTAAAGGTGCTCCTACTGAGGCGGCATTTAAGGCTGCGGCTAAGACCGCAAAGAAGAAATGAAATCTCCTGTTTGGCAAACAAAAGAAGGAAAAAACCCCAAAGGGGGCTTGAATGCCAAAGGAAGAGCATCGTATAATGCAGAAACAGGTGGTAATTTAAAACCACCAGTTAAGTCGGGAGATAACCCTCGTAGGGCATCCTTTTTAGCACGAATGGGCAATATGCCTGGCGCTGAGATGAAAGATGGAAAGCCTACCCGACTTTTACTTTCTCTTAGAGCTTGGGGCGCAACGTCCAAGGAAGACGCTAAAGCTAAAGCCAAAGCGATCTCTAAGAGGAATATGAAGTGAGACCAGTATCTGTCGGACTTAACCCAACAGCTAATACGCTGACAACTGTTTATACAGTTCCTACGGGTTATTACGCCAAGTTTACTGTGATGTACATTCACAATACTGGTGGTTCGACTAAGCACATTACTGTTCAATGGTATGACGCAAGTGCTGCAACCACCTTGGATATTCTTACTAACTACGACTTGACTTCAAAGCAATACCTTCAGTTTGATGGCAATGCTTATATCGTTTTAGAAGAAGGCGATAGGATTCAAATTACTACTCAAAGTGCAAGTACATTCAGTTTTATTGCCACATTTGAAGTATCAGGAGCGCAACGAACATGACCTACTTAGAACTTGTTAACGATGTGTTAGTTCGCTTGCGTGAAAGCACAGTATCTACTGTTGGCGAAACAACCTATTCTTCTTTGATTGGCAAGTTTGTCAATGATGCCAAGCGTCAGATTGAAGATTCCTATAACTGGAATGTCTTAGGACAAACGATTACAGTTACTACTGCTTCTGGTACAAGTTCTTATGCTTTGACAGGTGCGGGTCAGAAGTTTCGTATCAATGACGCTATTAACACTACCAGTGTTATTACTTTAGATAACACAACTGTTGCGGACATGAACCGCAAACTCAACTTTGGTACGCCTTCACAGTCTATTCCTTCAGAGTTTTGCTTTAGTGGTGTAGATGGCAATGGCGATACAAAGATTGATTTGTTTCCAGTTCCTAATGGCGTATATACACTTAAGTTTGATGTAACTGTCCCACAGGCCAATCTGTCTGCTGATGGCACTTCTGTCAAGGTTTTGGACTACTTGGTTGCTCAAAGTGCCTATGCTCGTGCTTTGATAGAACGTGGTGAAGATGGTGGAACAAACTCTAATGAGGCTTATGCTTTGTTTAGAGGAATGCTCTCTGATGCTATTGCATTGGAAAGCACTCGTTATCCCGAAGACAACTTTGTGGCGGTCTAATGGCATCAGCACTCCAAAGTTATAGTCTTTCAGCACCAGGCTTTTATGGCCTGAATACTGAAGATTCGCCTCTTGATTTAGGGTCGGGCTTTGCCTTGGTCGCAACTAACTGCATCTTGGATCAGTATGGTCGTATTGGTGCTAGAAAAGGTTGGACAAGGGTTAACTCTTCTTCTGGCAATCTAGGTGCTAACGATGTTGGTGTTATCCATGAATTAGTCCAAAACGATGGAACTTTGACTGTTCTGTTTGCTGGCAACAACAAGATATTTAAACTCGGGACATCTAACGCTGTTACTGAGTTGACCTATGGCGGTGGTGGTTCTGCTCCTACTATTTCAGCAAGTAACTGGCAATGTGCATCCTTGAATGGCATTGCATACTTCTTCCAAACTGGTCACGATCCACTCATTTATGACCCTGCCGTAAGTACAACTACTTATCGCAGAGTGTCTGAGAAGTCTGGTTATGTAGCTACAGTTCCTCAAGCAAACATCTGCATTTCAGCATTTGGTCGCTTATGGGTGGCTAATACATCTACAGACAAAGTAACTGTTACCTTCTCTGATCTGATTGCAGGTCATGTGTGGGGTGGTGGTACTTCAGGCTCATTGGATGTATCCCGTGTGTGGCCCAATGGTGCTGATGAAGTGATGGGCTTGGCAGCTCACAATGATTTCCTGTTTATCTTTGGTAAGAAGCAGATTCTTGTTTACTCTGGTGCTTCTACTCCCGCATCTCTTGTTCTGAGCGACACAGTAGGCTCAATTGGGTGTATCGCTAGGGATACCATTCAAAGTATTGGTACTGATGTTGTTTTCTTGTCAGACTCAGGTGTTCGTTCTCTGATGAGGACTATCCAAGAGAAGTCTGCTCCTTTGAGAGACTTATCTAAGAATGTTCGTTTTGACTTGGAATCTTCCTTGGCGGGAGAAACACTAGCAAACATTAAATCTGTTTATTCAGAAAAGAACGCTTTTTATCTGCTTGTTCTGCCCGCTACTTTGCAAGTCTACTGTTTTGATACAAAGCAATCTTTGCAAGATGGTGCTTCCCGTGTAACCAAATGGGACTCTATCGCTCCAACTGCTTTACGTTCTTTGCGTAATGGTGATTTATACATTGGCAAGAATGGCTACATTGGTAAGTATGGTGGGTATCTTGATGATGCTACTACTTACCAATTTTCCTACTACACAAACAATGCTGACTTAGGAAACCCTAATCAGATTTCTATTCTGAAGTCTATTACTGCCGTGGTGATTGGTGGTTCTAACCAGTTCCTCACAATCAAGTGGGCTTTTGACTATTCAGGTGCTTATCAGTCAGAGAACGTTTTTATTCCACCTCAAGGCTACTTTGAGTATGGCATTGGAGAATATGCGGTTGCAGACTACTCAAGCGGTATACCAATTAAAGCATTAACAAGTAATGCGTCTAGTGCGGGTAAAATCGTACAAACTGGTTACGAAGCCACTATCAATGGCACTCAGTTGTCAATTCAGAAAATTGAACTTCAAGCCAAAGAAGGCAAGATAGGATAAACCATGTCTAATTATTCAAAATCCACTAACTTTGCAAGCAAAGACAATCTGTCACCTGGCAATCCTCTAAAGATTGTTAAGGGTACTGAGATTGATACAGAGTTCAACAATATTGCTACTGCCATAGCAACAAAGACAGATAACTCCTCTGCCACAATTACTGGTGGAACGATAAATGGTGCGGTTATCGGTGGAACTACTGCCGCAGCAGGTACTTTCACTAACCTTACTGTTAGCACAGCCGCTACGATTGCTTCTGCCGCTATTAGCGCAGGAACAATCAATGGTGCGGTAATTGGTGGTTCATCTCCACTTGCTATTACTGGCACAAACATCACTGCAAATACAGGCTTTAGTGGCCCATTGACAGGTGCAGTGACAGGTAACGTAACAGGCAACTTAACGGGTGCAGTTACAGGCAATGTCACAGGTAACGTAACTGGCAACCTGACAGGCAATGTTACTGCGGCTTCTGGCACTTCTACATTCAACAATGTGACCATCTCTGGCTCATTGGATATGGATAGTGGTACATCGGCAACCATTACTGGTTTGGCAAGCCCTACAAACGATTCTGATGCGGCTACCAAGGGTTATGTGGATGCACTAGCCCAAGGTATTGATGCAAAAGCCTCTGTGGTTGCGGCTACCACTGCAAACATCACTTTGTCTGGCGCACAAACCATTGATGGCATCTCGATTGTTGCAGGTGATCGGGTCTTGGTTAAAGACCAATCTACTGCTTCTGCTAATGGTATTTACTTGTGTGCGACAGGTTCATGGACACGTACAACAGATGCGGATACTTATGCTGAGTTGGTGGCGGCCTTTACCTTTGTTGAAAAAGGTACTGAAAACGCTGACTCAGGCTTTATCTGCACAATAGATGCAGGTGGGACATTGGGTAGCACATCGATTACATGGGCGCAGTTCTCAGGTGCGGGTCAGATTACGGCTGGTGCAGGTATGGTCAAGTCTGGCAACACCTTAAATGTTCAGTCAGCATCAAATACCCGTCTTGTTGTTGGTGCAGATGAGATTGACTTGGCAACTTCTGGAGTTTCAGCAGGAACTTATCAGTCTGTTACAACTGATGTGTATGGACGTATCACAGCAGGAACTAATCCTACGACTATTGCTGGCTATAACATCACAAATGCTTATACCAAAACTGAAATAGATTCGATCTTTGGCTCGACTACTGCTGCGGCTACCTCGGCTTCTAATGCAGCAACATCTGCTTCCAATGCGGCAACAAGTGCCTCTAACGCTTCCACAAGTGCAAGCAATGCGTCTACATCAGCTACCAATGCAGCGGCTAGTTTTGACTCTTTTGATGACAGATACTTAGGTGCTAAGTCTTCTGCTCCTACTGTTGACAACGATGGCGATGCTTTATTAACAGGTGCTTTGTATTTCAATACAACCACAAGTCAACTATTTGTGTGGTCAGGATCGGCATGGACTCAGGCGGCATTTACTGCCTCTGGCTTTGCTACCTTGACAGGTACTGAAACCCTGACAAACAAGACTCTGACAGCACCAATAATGACTGCTCCAGTATTGGGTACTCCTGCTAGTGGTACTTTAACCAATGCTACAGGTCTTCCTCTCTCTACTGGTGTAACGGGAACACTTCCTATTGCTAATGGTGGTACAGGTGCATCTACTTTGGCAGGGGCTAATATCCCTGTTGTCAATGTTGCCAACACTTTTACTGGCACACAAACATTCTCAGGCACATCGTCAACAACAGCCATTGTCCTAAACGATGCGGCAGAGGTAGCAACAGTATCTGCAACTGCGGCTACTGGCACTATTGCTTACGACATTACAACTCAGTCAGTCTTGTACTACACAAGTAACGCAAGTGCTAACTGGACAGTTAACTTCAGAGGCTCTAGCGGTACGTCACTCAACACTCTGATGAGCACAGGTCAATCAATGACTGTGGCTTTCTTGGTGACTCAAGGCTCTACTGCTTATTACAACTCTGCTGTGCAAGTTGATGGCACTACGTCAGGTGTCACGACACGTTGGTTGGGTGGTGCGCCTACTGCGGGAAATGCTAGTGGAATAGACAGTTACCGCTACCTCATTATCAAAACAGGTAGTGCGACTTTCACAGTCTTGGCAAGCAACACACAATTTAAGGCTTAACACTATGCCATTACAAGCTACAAGCGGTGCGGCTAGTTACGATGCCTTTGGAGGCGGGGTTGCTGCTGTACCAAACTATATAGAGTCGGTGTTTAGCACGTTTCTTTACACAGGGACAAGCGCAAGCCAAACCATAACAAACAATATTGACTTGTCTACTAAGGGTGGATTGGTTTGGTTAAAAGGCAGGGTTGGCACTTACGGAACATCAAACCATCGGCTATTTGATACTTCTCGTGGAGCGGGAATTTCACTATTGAGTAATTTAACTTCAGGAAATAGTGATATTAGCGGGTTTTCCTTGTCATCTTTTAACTCAAATGGGTTTTCTTTAGAGGGCAGCTTAACTGATGTAAATCTTTCACCTGATACCTACGCCTCATGGACATTCCGCAAGCAACCAAAGTTTTTTGATATTGTGACGTTTAGCACCAATGCTTCAGGCGGTGGAACTTTTACACACAATTTAGGTTCGACCCCCGGTTTCATTATTGTCAAGTCAAGTAGCAATGCGGATCAGTGGACTATTTATCATCGTTCATTAGGCACTAGCGGATATATGTATTTAAATACAACCGCCGCTAACAATCCTATTGCTGGTTTTTGGAGTGTAAGTTCAACATCAGTAACTTTTGCAGACGGATATGGCCCCGCTAATGCTTCTATGGTTGCCTACCTATTCGCCCATGACGCAGGAGGCTTTGGTCTAACTGGTACAGACAATGTGATTTCGTGTGGGTCTTATACGGGTAATAGTTCTTCAACTGGCCCTGTAGTAACGCTTGGGTATGAGCCTCAATGGTTAATGGTAAAAGATGCCTCATCCACTAATGACTGGTTCATTATTGACAATATGCGGGGTTTACTTAGCGAAACCGCAGGGGCCGCAATACTTTACCCAAATCTTAGTTCTGCTGAATTTGTTTCTGGTGCAAATATAGTAACCCCTACTGCCACAGGTTTTAAAATAACTACAACATCAGATGCGTTTAACTTTTCTGGTAGAACATACATCTACATAGCCATTCGCAGAGGCCCGATGAAAGTGCCTACGAGTGGGACTAGTGTGTTTTATCCCAATGCCATTGCACAGGCAAACACAATTGATTCTACAGGTGTGCCATTTCCACCTGATTTGGTCAATACATTTAGTAGAAACGGAACGGATAGAACATCGCAGTATAACCAATTTCAATTTGTAGACCGCTTGCGTGGATTAGGAACACCAAGTGATACATTGAGTGGGGGGGGAGGCCCATCTCTTTTATCAGCATCTACCGCAGCAGAAGCCAGTGCGTTCTCTTATGTTCAATTAAAAGCTGACTCACAAAATATTACTAGAGCTGGTGGTTGGGGTTCTGCGGCTTATGGTGATTGGATTAACTACTTCTTCAGACGCGCCCCCAGCTTCTTTGATGAGGTTTGCTATACAGGTAATGGCGGTATAAATAACATACAAAATCATGCTTTGGCTTCTTCTATCGGAATGTTAATTGTAAAAAGAAGGGATTCGGCAGGAAATTGGTCTGTGTTTGCTCAAGAATCAGGAGGAAATTATTCTTATTGGAATTCGTCTGGCACTGGTACTGGTCAAGGATTGAATGGAACTGGTGCGGCAACAGGAACTAATTACTCTGGGTTCAATACTTATTTAACTAGTGCTTCATTTAATGCGGCTCAAATAGCGGGTTCAAATGACATCAATGCCAATGGTGCAACTTATGTAGCCTACCTATTTGCCACTTGTGCAGGTGTTTCCAAAGTAGGTTCATACACAGGCACAGCCACTACAAAGCAAATTGATTGCGGTTTTACAGGTGGGGCGAGGTTTGTCTTAATCAAGCGCACAGACTCAACTGGTGATTGGTATGTATGGGATTCAGCACGAGGAATCGTAAGTGGTAATGACCCTTACTTGCTTTTAAATACCACAGCCGCTGAAGTAACTAACACCGACTACATAGACACATACAGCGCAGGGTTTGAGATTAGTTCAACTGCGCCAGCCGCCATCAATGCCTCTGGTGGCTCGTTTATCTTTTTTGCAGTGAGTTGAGCATGACAAAAGACATATTCCGCAAGCGTTATACGCAACACAAGAGCAACGCAAAGATGCGTGGTGTTGAGTTTCTATTCACATTTGTGGAGTGGAAAGATTGGTGGATTGCGACAGGCAAATGGGAACAACGTGGCAAACTGCGTGGACAATATGTAATGCGTAGGCATGGCGATATTGGGCCTTATTCTATTGACAATGTTTTTTGTGGTGTGACAGAAGAAAATGTTAGAGATGGTAATTTGGGTAAAGAAATTACTATTGAAACAAGAAATAAAATATCTGCATCAAATAAAGGTCAGTCTCATCCTTGGTCATTAGGTGATAAAAACCCAATGCACAGACCAGAAGTAAAAGCCAAGATAAGCGCACTAACTAGCGGGTCAAAGCACTACAAAGCACGAATGGTTAACACCCCCTCTGGAATATGGGGTTCTGCTACTGAATGCGCTAAAGCGTTGAATATGCCAAAGCCAACAGTTGAATGGCGTTGCAAAAATCAGAAATCAGGCTTTGCCTACCTTACATAAGGAACATCATGCAAATACGAATCGCACAATCAGGACAAGTCATGTACGAAGCAGAATTTCGTGCATATCAAAAAGCCAATGGCGGCCCATCATGGGACATAACAACAACTGAAGTCTTAGAGGCTTTGGGTGCTGATGTAGTCTTTGAAGGCCCACAAGCTACAGGTGGTACTGTTTACCAATACTCTCAAGCCTCTGGTGTTGAGCAGATAGATGGTAAGTGGTACACCAAGTATGTTCTTGGCCCTGTCTTTGTAGATACTACAGATGAGACGGGCAATGTCACATCTGCTACCCAGCATGAGACTGCTTATAAGGCTCAGAAGGATGCTGAACAGGCTAAGAGTGTTCGTCAGACCCGTGATGATAAACTAACAGAAACTGATTGGAGATTTCGTAGCGATATGACTCCATCACAAGAGTGGAAAGACTACTGCCAAGCATTGAGAGATGTTCCTTTGCAAAGTGGTTTCCCTTGGACTATTACTTGGCCTGTTGAGCCACAATAAGGAGCAATCATGGCTGTAACTAGCGCACAAATTGTAGATTTTCTGCTTGCTAATCCAGGCATGACTGACGATCAGATCGTCAAGGCTATGGAGGTTAATGGAGTTTCTCCTGCTCAGATGGCTCAAGCTGTTGGGTTAGACGTTGGTGAGGTTGTTTCCCGAGTAGCGGCTACTGTTCCATCAGGTCAATCTATTATTTTAGGCGATACTCGTATTGCTCCTCAATATCAAATAATTGGTTCTGGTGAAGATCAGCAAATTGGTGGCATTGAGAATGTCTATGTTGAAAAAGTACCAACTGCAGATGTTAACTATAAGTCTCCTGTTGGTACACCAATTCAGGTTTACAGCCCTACTGGAGAGTTTGTCAACACGATAAAAACTCAAAAAGAACAATCATTTTTTGGTGGGCTAATAGATGCTTTTAAAGACCCTGTCGTTCTAGCTGCTTTAGCGGGTGGTTATGGTGCTGGGTTGTTTGGCGGTGCAGGAGCATTAGGTGGTGCGGCAGGAACTGTTGGCACTACTGGCTTAACAATGGCTGAACTTGCCCAACTCGATCTTGCTCTTGGTGGTGCGGGTGGTACTCTTGGTGCTGAAACTTTAGCTGCAGCTTTGACTACTGGTGCGGCTGTGCCAACATTAACCAACTTAACAGGTGGTAGTGGAGTTGGAACATTGGGCGTTACTGGTGCTAATGGTGCGTTTTTAGGTGAAGGCGTTTTATCAGGAGTGCCAGCATTCGATGCGGCTTTAGCTAATGCTACTGTTGGCGCAACTGGTTTGACAGCGGCTCAAATTGCGGCATTAACTGCTCAAGATTTAGCTATAGGAGGCGGTGCTTTAGCAGGGACACCACCAGCAACTATACCTGGCTTGCTAACTCCTGCTGCGACTACAACTGCGGCTACAACTGCGGCTACAGCACTTACACCTACGGCATTAACACCTGCGGCTACGGCAACTACTATCCCTGCGGCTACAACTGCCGCAACTCTTGCCACAACCGCTGCCACAACAGGTCTTACGACAACTCAAGTAGCTGACTTAGTAAAAACAGGGTTAACAACTGCACAAATTGCTAATTTGTTCTCATCGGGAGCAACTACTGCGGCTGGTCTTCTGCAACAACAAACGTCTAAAGAAGCGGCTCAAAAAGCCCAAGCAATGATTGACAGAGAGACTGCGGCTGCTAAACAAGCGGCTCAGTTTAGACCTATTGGCATGACCACTAGATTTGGTGCTTCACAGTTTGGTTTTGATCCCGTAACAGGGCAATTGACTAGCGCAGGATACACTTTAAGCCCTGAAGCTAAGAATGCACAAGACCGATTTGTTAGGTTAGCTGAGTCTGGTATTCAACAAGCAGAAGGCGCACAACAAGCATTTGCTCCCCTTCAAACAGGCGCACAAAGTTTGTTTGGTTTGGGCAATCAGTATTTGGCTCAGAACCCTCAAGATGTTGCTCAAAACTATCTCAATCAACAGATGGCTTTGTTGCAACCAGGCAGAGAACTAGAGTTGGCTAATCTGCAAAACAGACTCCAACAACAAGGTCGTGGCGGTCTTTCTGTGGCTCAAGGTGGTGCTTTGGGTGCTACCACTCCTGAGTTGCAAGCTCTGTATAACGCTAGAGCGCAACAAGAGGCTCAATTGGCGGCTAATGCTCAACAGTATGGTCAACAAAATGTGTTGTTTGGTGCGGGTCTATTGGGTCAAGGCTCACAAGCTATGGGTCAATACTATGGTGGTCAACAAGCGGCTTATGCACCTTATACGACTGCTTTGGGACAAGTTCAAGGTCTTGAGACTGCTGCACAACAACCCTTCCAATTGGGCGTTGGTCTTGGTAAAGAAACGTCTACAGCAGGTTACAACGTAGGTCGTTTAGGCTTAACGGGTGCGGGTCAAAGCGTAGCCTTGGCAACTGGCGCAGACGCAACTAGAAACCCATACGCCTCTGCAATAAGTGGTTTGGCAGCTAACCCTGCATTGGGGCAATATGTGGGTGGTTTGTTTAGTGGTGTACCGCCCGTTACGGCTATGAGTGCGCCAGCAACAACATTTGGTACTGGTACTTATTATGGCAACCAAGACCTCATGTCTCAATTCTTGTAAGGAATCATCATGGCAGAAAATATCGTAGCGGGTTTGTTTGGGCTGACTCCTGAAATGTATGGTGAGCAACAACGTAGAAGTGCTTTGCGTGAGGGTATTGACCTCGCTAAACTAACTCCTGGTGAGGCGGGTGCGGCAATGACCTATGCGGGTGCTAGAGGGCTTGGTGGTGCTATTGCTGGTGCTTTGGGCATAGAAGACCCACAACTAAAGATGATTAGCACTCGAAACTCTATTGCCCAACAGATAGACCAGACTGATCCTGAGTCAATCTTAAAAGGCGCTCAGATGTTGGCACAAGCAGGTGACCAACAAGGTGCTATGGCTTTGGCTCAATATGCTCGCCAAGCGCAGAGTGAGATGGCTTTGGTTCAGCAAAGACGGGCGGCAGAACAGTCTTCTTTGGCTACTGCGGCTAAAACTCAATTGTCTATTGCACAAGAAGTAAATCTGCGTGACGAGTTGTCTAAACTTGGCCCTAATGCTACACAAGAACAAATTTTGTCTGTTGTTACAAAGTATGGCCCGCCAGATAAAGTAATGGCTGTTTTGCAAAGATCAGCAGACTTAGCGTCTCAAAGAGAAACTACTCTTCAATTAGGACGTGAAAAAATTGAAGCTAAATTAGAGTCTGATTTAAGACAAGCAAAAACTGATTTAGAAAAAGAGCAATTGCGGATTGAAGCCAGAAAAGAACTTGCTCAATTGATGGCATCTCTTAAAGGCCCAAGTTCGGCAGTTCTTAAGGCTCAAGAGAAAGCAGAAAAGGTACAAGAAGGCCAACTGGCTTTGGGAGATACAATTTCTACAGCAGAAACCTTGGTCAAAGATTTAGCCAAAATGGGTGGAATAACAAGCACATCAAAAGGCCCTCTTGCAAACTTAGTTACATCTTTGCAAACAGGAACTGTTGGTCAAATGGGTGGTCGTGTATTTGGTACAAAAGAACAAGCAAAACGTGATGAACTAAAAAGCATCCGATTGCAATTGCTAAATGCTGTAAAAGAAGCTACAGGCATGAGTGCTCAACAACTTAACTCCAATGTTGAATTGAAAACATATTTGGATTCTTTAGGTAGCGAAGGTATGACAAAAGAGGCAAACTTAGCAATCTTAGATAATCTATCAAGGCGTTACCTTAAAGGTGAAGCTGCTCAACCTGCAAAAAATAAGTCTGACCCATTGGGTATTCGTTAAGGAGTTTTTATGGCTACGATTGCTGAAATTCGTAAAGAATACCCTCAGTATTCAGACATGACTGATACTCAGTTGGCTGATGCTTTTCATTCAAAATTTTATTCAGACATACCAAAAGACACTTTTTATACGCAACTTGGTATAAAAACAACACCCGTATCAAGCATGGAACTTATGTTTGGTGCTGGTAGCCCTATTGCCAGAACAATTAAAGGTGCGGTAGTAGACCCTGCGTTGGCTGTTAATCAGTTGTTAGCAAGTACGGGTTTGTTTGGTCAAGATATTAAGCGAGGCGCAACCCAACTTGTTAGCGATGTTGAGCAAGCAACCACTGAAGGTCGTGCAAGAGTTGGTAGTAGTGGTTTTGACCCATACCAGACGCTTGGTAATGTTATAAGCCCTGTAAATCGTTTAGTTGGTGTTACACAAGCACCACTTCAAGGTGCAGGTTTAATGGCTAACATAGCCCGATCTGGAAGCACTGGTGCGGCTTTAAGTGCTTTGCAACCAGTAAATGCTCCTGTGGAACAGTTTGCTGAACGTAAATTAGAGCAAATGGCTACGGGTTTTGTTCTTGGCCCTGTTGTTGAAGGTGGCGTAAAGGCTGTTGGAGGTCTTTTAAATACACTAAAAGGACTCACGCCTACTGGTCGTCAGGAGTTCATGCAAAAGCAATTGAATGAACTTGCTGGGCCTGATCGAACAAAAGTAATTGAAGCATTGCGTGATGCTAAAGAATTAGTAAGTGGTTCTCGACCAACTGCGGCACAAGCAATTTCTGATATTCCTTCAGCAGTTGAACTTGCGGCTGCACAAAGTAAACTTGCTAGTAAAGCAAAAGTAGCAGGTCAGTTTCAAGAGCGTTTGGTAGAACAACAAGCGGCTAGGGCAAGAGAAATCCAATCTGTTGCTGGCACAGAGGCTCAGAGAGCTGCTGTAATTGCAAAAAGAGAAGAAGTAACAACGCCAATGCGTGAGGCAGCATTAGAACAAACCAATCTTGCAGGGCCTATCTTTACCAAGTTAGAAAAAGAGATTTCAGATAAGTTTAATAGCTTGGCGGCTGCTGAACAAACATCTGGTATGACAGGTTTAGCCGCAACAATTCAAAAATCTCTAGCGGAAAAAGGACGGCCTGGTTGGTTGTCTGCGGGTGATATTGCGTCAGAAGCGGCAGGTCGTGCAAAAGCATACAAAGAACTTGCAGGGACGTTGCGTGGTGAGGCTCAATTAAAACAATTCCAACTTAATAGCTTAGAACAAAATGGATTCTTTCCATTACGTGCATCCGATTTAACAGAACAACTAGATAAAGCCATTCGTGGAACTGTATCTGACCAAAGCAAAGCTGTTTTGCAAGGTATTAGGGATAAAGTTGTTTCTAAGGCTGATGAAAATGGCTTGTTAAATAGTCGTGATGTATATGAAAACATTAGAAAAATATCCAATCAAGATGTGGCAAAAATGCTTAATCTTGGTGAGCAATATGCTTCTGGTGGAATTCCTCAACAAGCGGCTAAAGCCTTGGGCAGTGCAAAACAATTTATTGATGCGTCATTGAATAAGTCATCTGATGGATTGTGGAGTAAATATCTTACTTCTTATGCTGCTTATAGTAAAAAACTTAATCGCATGGAAGTTGGAGACTACTTGTCTAAGAGTTTAAATACACCTTTGGGTAAAGAATCTGCTGGTGAATTTGCTACTGCCGTTGAGAATGCTGCGGGAACAATTAAAAAATCCACTGGTATTCCAAGGTTTGATAAGTTGTCAGATGTTTTGACCCCTAAAGAAGTTGCTTCTGTAAACAACGTATTGGCAGACCTAAAACGTGATTCAAAAACAAAAGAACTTGCAAGAAAAGTTAGTGCCCTTGATATTGGTGGCCCTGAAATTCTAAAAGAAGCCCCACAACTGTTAAACAGAACATATACAGTAATGAAGGCGGCTGTTGAATATTTACAAAGAGGTAATGCAAACGAATACAACAAACAGATGGCTGAGTTGATGATGAACCCAGGTGCTTTGGCTCAGTTTATGACTGTTGGCATACCTAAAGGCAGAACAAATGAGTTTGTTTCTTCAATGATGAAGTTAATGGATGCTCCAACTAGATCGGCATTTATTCAGTCCTTTACAGTACCCGCTGCGGCTAAAGAAGTTGGGGATTCACAACTTACTATGGCTGAGTAATGAAAGACTGGCTGTTTGCTATCTCAGTAGCAGTCCTGATTCTTTGTTTTGTAATTTTCTGTAGTTATATTATTGTTTGGGCATTTCCGTGATCGCCTTTCTCTTGGCGGCAACCATAGAGTACCGATGTATTAAATGGACTTGGACTGGTGATGTTTACAACCGAAGGGTTGTTTGCATTAAGTGGGAGAGAAAGAAATGATCGATCCAATTACGGCTCTAGCTGGCATACAGTCAGCTATTTCGATGGTCAAGAAGGCAGCTAATGTTGCCAATGACTTAGGCTCACTTGCGCCCATGATTGGTAAGCTATTTGACGCTAAGTCTGTAGCTACAAAAGCCATGCTTCAGGCTAAACAGTCTGGCAAAGGCTCAAACATGGGTACGGCTTTGCAGATTGAGATGGCTTTAGAACAGGCTAGAGCGTTTGAGGAAGAGCTAAAGATGCTCTTCATGCAGACAGGCAAGATTGATGTCTGGCAGAAGATTAAAGCCCGTCAAGCAGAGATGGACTTGGCAGATGCCAAAGAGATAAGTGCTTTGAAGAAAGCAGAGAAAGCAGCCAAACAGAAAGAGCAAGAACAACTAGAGATTGGCTTGGCAATAGGTGGAATCTGCTTTGTTTTGTTTTTAGTCTTTGTTGGCGTAAATGAGCTGATGACATTCTGTGAAACAACCAGAAGGTGCGGTAGGTGAATGAGTACCAAAAGACCTTTGACTTGTGCCTAAAAATCTTCGTTTACGGGATGGTGGCTCTGTATTTCTTAGGTTTTCTGAAGTTCTTACCTGATGATCTGTCTGACAGAATTGTCAATCTTCTACTTGGAAAGGTTGGTCTTGGTAAATGAAGTACTTACTTGCTAATTTATTTGGCAAGAGTAAAATGCGAAATGCCAAGTGGCGGTAACTACTTGGCATCTCTAACCTAAATGATGAAAGGACATCAAATGGCTGAAATTAGTTTATCACGTGAGCGTTTGTGCGAGTTGCTAGAGGTGGATACTGAGAAAGGAATCTTTACTTGGAAAAACACAATGGGTGGTAAAGCGCAAAAAGGTCAGCAAGCAGGTTCAAAACAAAGAATTGGATATATTTGTATACGATTAGATCAAAAAGATTACTACGCACATAGGTTGATGTGGCTATATGTTTATGGTGCAATTCCATTGCTTCAAATTGACCATATAAATAGAAATAAAGAAGACAATAGACCAGTTAATTTGAGATTGGCTACTCAGAAACAGAATAGTGAAAACATGTTTACGACAACTAAAAATACATCAGGTTTTCGTGGTGTTAGATATGAAACTAGATTGAAGTCAAAACCTTGGTCTGCTTGTATAACTAACAATTACAAACAGAAGCATCTTGGTTATTACGCAACAATGCAGGAGGCAATTATGGCAAGGCAAGCGGCTGAAGATGCACTTTTTACACACCACATAAGACAATGAAAAACACTATTTTTATTGCTATTGTTGGGTTGCTTTTGTCTGGATGCTTAGATGAGAAATATCGCTATTTTTGCCAAAACCCAGACAATTTCCATGCTGAACAATGTCAAAAACCTAGATGCCAATTCACTCAGACTTGCCCTGAGTACTTAGTAGCACCAATTTTGGAGAAAAAGATTGACGAAGTTAAACCTAACAACTGAAGAGATTGAGGTAAGAATTTGGGGGTTTGTTGTGATTGCGGTCACACTTATCCTCATGTTTATTGTTGCTGCTTTGCTCTACTCGGTCACGTTTGTCACTCAGCCTATCAAAAGCATGGCCCCGATTGACCAAGCCTACACCAAGATGCTGAACGACATTGTTCTTTTGATCGTTGGT